GCTACATCTCCCATGTCGTCATGAAGTGTGATGGCGACTGGTTGATATGTGATTCCTGTGGTTACATAATTTTTATAGTTGTATGAATTTTTTTGTTCAACATTGAATTGGTAGTTGGGCAAATCACATCTTTTTACAATCATGTTGAGTTCTGTTTTGGAATTGTTGCTGAGTGTGGAACCAACTGCGGCTGGATTGATGTCAAACACCACGTGATATAAAAACTTATTCTTTGGTGCTAATCTAAAAAGATCGTCTGTGTACAGTCTGGCTGCGTGTTGATAGTCTTTGAGAGTATCTCCACCCAATAATTGACCAAGAAAGTTGTTACGCCAGTTCATACTGTTGTATTTATTGGACTAAAATTGAGGGGTATTAAGAACCAGTAGCTGCTGTGCCAATTGCTCTTGCTACTGCTGTGCCAATACCAGTTCCTCTTGGAGTTTGGATCGCGTTGTCATATCTGATTGACATAGTGATCTGTACTGGTTCTGATGTAGCATAAGCAAGTGTGCCATATTGGACATTGTCTAGGTAACAGCCATACAGTTCAAATGTTTCTAGTACATTTGGAGTGTTGGCACCGTTGCCACCGTCGAGTATTTCAACTCTTGATGTAAACTTGTAGTCACCTGCAGCTGCCGCTGATGATTGCTCAAAGAAATCAAACTGTCTCTGTAACTGTTCACCAGTTAGTTTTGACACTTCGTTGTTGACATCATCTCTTACATTAAGTGTGATAGGCTCCCATGTGTGTTTGCCTGCCATGTACACTCTTGAATTGTAAGCATCCAGTGTGACTTGATCAAATGATACATTTGGTCTTGTTACGTCGACTACTTGTTTGGTTAGTTCTGATCTAGGAGTTGACACACCAAAATTTTCAAGTATGACTCTGAATCTATACTGTAATTTTGGCATCAACAAGCCTTGAGAGGCTGATGATTGATCACTTGCTAGTGGAACTGTAAATTTTGATAGTGTTGATACTGCCATTTTGTTTTCTCCTAGTATGAATATTTACTATTCAATTTTCCTTTCGCTTACTTGTACCTTTAAAGGCCTTGAGCTGCTATTTCTCCTGTGTTCTTTAATCTAACTGGAATGTAGATGAATTCCACTGCTTTCACAGGTTCAATTGCCACATCAACATACAGTTCGTTTCTGTCAATTCTTGCTGGTGTGTTGTTGGATTCGTCACATACCACAGCAAAGTCAAACAGTGCTCGCTGAGCTGTTAGTTCAAGCAAGAATGATTCCACTGACTGTTTGATTTCGTTTCTTGTCAGTGAATCGTTAGGTTCAAATATAAACGGTCTTGCTATTTTATCTAACTGTAGTCTAACAAAAGCAACTAATCTAGCAACATTAATTCTGTCTAGTGCTGAAGCAGTCAGTTGTCTTGTTTTTTGACCAAAGTTTAATAAACCTGCTCCTGTGATAAATGAAATTGGATTCACGTTCACAGAGTATAGAGCATCTCTTAACCCTTCTGAAACAGCTGTTGTTACAAATTCGCCTTCTGAGTCAATGTAACCCACTGATGAAGCATTGTCTACAACACCTCTTCTTACACCAGCTGGAGCAAACCATGGAAATGCCACTGTGTCATTGAAAGCAATGGTTCTCATCATCATGTGTGACGGTGGAACTGCTACTGATTCGCCTGCTAGGTCTGTGGTAAATCCTGATGGATAAAACACACCTGTAAATGAATTAGTTGACACCAGTCCTTGTTCTCCATTGTCTGAAGCACCTGCTGTGTTGTTAGCCCAATTGGTTACTGCTGTTGAGTTTGGTTCTAGTCTAAACGGTGAATCACCAATCACAAAAGCAGTTTCTTTTCTGTCAGCATTCAGTGTTTCTAGGTTACCAATTAGTTCTGGATAACCAGGAGCTGCTAATAGATTGAATTCTCTCTGCTCTTCTCTGAGTTCAGTGGTTGATTCCACAGTTGATTTCATTGCTTCCACAATGATGTTTCTCTGTGCTTTTCTACCCATGTAAGGTGAACCATTTGTTTGTAAACCAGAAGCAGATACCCAAGCATCTTTTTCTGTTGGAAGTGTTGGATATGTTGTAACATCAGAAAAGTTTGATCTTGAGAACCAATTCTTTTTGAACTGTTTTACATTGTATCCAGATCTTCTTGTGTTAAATCCTAGCATACCTTTTGGATACAGTGCTGGATCTGGTCTGTCAATGTCAACATATGAAGATGTTAATAGATCAGTGATTAATGTTTCAGTTTGAACCACATCATCTGTGCCATTAGCATGATAACGGAAATCAGCAAATAAAATACCGTCTTGTGAAGTTTGATCACCGTTGTCGATCAACACCCATTCGTCACCGCTTGATTGTGATGAATCGTATCTGTAAATCTTTGGATAGTTTTCTAGATCTGCTGTGTCTAACCAAATATCACCATTTACTAGAGCAGTACCGTCTGTTTGTGTGGTTGGCTCTGTGGCTGAAATAATTGGACCATTTGGATCTGTGTTTGTGAGATTCCAACCTCTAGCATCTGATGTGTTGCCAGCATGCTGATAACCAACCCATGATGAACCATTGTGAATCAACAGGTCAACTTCGTCAACAGTTGTGTTGTACCAATATTGACCATCTACTGGATCTTTAGTTGGTTCTGTGATAGATTGAATTGCTGTGAATGTTGTGCCTGAGTCTGGTCGATTTTCAACTGGACCCCATCCTGATGCCATAAAAGCAAAAGTTCTATTGGCTTCTGTTTGATCAGCTGCGGTTGAAAAATCATCTTTGTCTCCTGCTGGAGCAACATATAGATTAGCAATTTTTTCTGATGAAAGATTTGAGTTGCCGCCATATGTGTTAGCATATGTTGAATTGAATCCCAAGTCACTCATTGCTGAACCATTCACATCTGAGAAATAAATGTTTCCGCCTAGTTTGTGTGACAGTGTGATTCTTTTTGTGGTTGAATCATATGATGCTTCGATGTGATCAAATCCTGCTGTTGAGATTGCTGTTACAAAATCATCAGCATCACTGCCTAGGATAGCAACTGTTTTGGTTTGTAACTTACAAGACGCTGTGTTTGATGTAGCAGAACCATTTAAAATTGTTTCTGCCATTCTGATTGTGTCACCGTTTGTAAAACCAGCTGCTGTTTTATCAGCAATCTTGTTTGATACAATCGATGTGTAAGCTCCTTGTGCTACTTTTCTTTTGAACAACACATAATCAACTGCTTCGCCAGTGCTTAATGATGAATCATCATATTCTGCTTCACCAATGTTGACTTGAGCAAAGTGTGAATTCACAGTGAGATTTGAACCATTGCCTGTTTTATCCAACTGTTGTAGTGCTTGTTCTTGTGTTTTGTACACAGGACATGTCACTGAACCAAAAGATCCAGTTGTTTCTGAGTACTGCTTCAATGAAATTGATGCTCCACTGTTTGGTTCTGTGGTTTGTAACCAAATTGAACCACTTGGTCTTGACTGTGAATCAGAAGTTCTAAATCCATGATCTTCTGTGTGTTGACCAATAAAAACTTTGGGCGGGTAGTATGTGCCAGCAGTGATTCCTGTGTCTGCCAGTGGTGTTCCTTGTCCGTTGGCAAGAACCAATGAACTGTCAGCACCTGTTGAGTCAACTCCTGCTGTTGTTGGAATTGAATAAATTTCCAGTTTGCCGTCTACAGCTGCAGCTGCCACACCAGTGATTGATGCTGAGTTGATTGCTGATGCCATTGTGGTCACAGTGGTGCCCAATGATGTCACTTCGATGCCATTGATTGAAATTGAATCAGCATTTGTGATTGTTGGGTTTGTGGCTGTGCCTTTGACTGTTGGATGTGATGATGACCATGAATTATCTTTGGTTGCTGATGAAGCTGAACCAACCTGTACCCATGTGTTTGATCTTGTTTTGTAGTACAATCTATTGAATGGGTTAGTTGCCACCACAGCATAATCACCAATTGAACCTTTGGTTGTCTTTGGTGCGTTGCCTGTGACATCATCAGTTGATGTGATATAGATTGGTGTCTTCACAGCAAATGACTGTGTTGCTGAATTCCATTCTTTGATGCCCCATGATGTTGAAGCAAGGTCTAGCCAATAAAAACCATCGTCTGGTGTGCCACCAGGTGCACCAGCAGATCCTTCAAGTTCTGATAGGTCGACATTTGCTCTGATCACAAAAGCTCGGTTAGCAATGCCAAGGAAGGAGTAAGCGGCCTGAAGTCCATATTCGTTCAGTTCGTACCCTTGGATTGGTGTGCCAGATGCATCTGTATAAAATTTGGGTGTTCCAAAAGTTTGAGTCAACTCTCTCTGAGATGACACTAGAAAAATTTCGTTGGCATTGGTTGACAGTGTGCCGGAGGCAGTGCCTGTGCCTGTGCCTGATGTTTTGTTTTGGGCAGTTGCTACCACTACTAGTGGAACTGCTCCTGGTATTCCTGGTACATAGAATGATTCATCTACTACGGAAACCTGTACTCCTGGTGATATTAAAGCCATTTGTTC